TTTTGTTGTCGTTTATCATACATTTCTTTTTCAAATTGTTTTTTACTCATAGGAGTACCATCAGGATTAGTTCTTCCAAGTTTGTCCCCTATAAATTTCATTCCTTTTTTAGAAAAAGCTAAACCAAGACCTGGGATACCCATAGCAAATCCAAGTAGAGACGCTAGTAATTGTCCTATTCCTCCACCTCCTCTTTGAAATGGATTTGGTTTTACATCAGGTGCTTTCTCTGCCGCTGATTGTCTAGCAAGTCTGTTTAATTCTATTCTTCTATTATCTCTATCTGCTTGATCTTGACCTTCTTTTTGTCTTCTGTCTACAGTTTTATTAGCTCTTGACGCAGTGTTAGTTCCCATCTGTCTATCAAAACTTTTTGAAAAAGAAGTAGTAGAAGCATCTGCTCCTCCACCTTGAAAATTTTTTCTACTAGTTATTCTTTTATCTATCATTATCTTCTACCATCCGGTTGCGCATCAACTCTAAGTGTACCATATCTCCATGACTCACCTACAGCGTCATTTGAAATTTTAAGAGATACTAATCTACCTCTTGCTCTAGTATCTACTTTATCAGTAGAGTTTGTAATTGTAAAGGGTCCAAGTGGTGAACTAACCGCTGTATCATCAGGGTAAGAACTTACAAATAATGTGACTGTGGCATCTCCCCGTAAATATTTAAAATCAGGTATAAATCTTTTAACTGACATAAAGAACTCTCCATCTCCTCTATAATCAACAACCCCTGTCGCCTGACCCAATGCACTTTTTCTTGAAGTAATATCATAGTCTCCAGATTGTATAAATGCATCAATAGACGTGGTGCCCGAACTGTTTATTTGATCATCACCTACTTCGTGAGCATAATATATAGAGGCTCCGTATTTGTTAGTTATACCAGATATGGCAGAAAATACTGGGGTTGCACTATCGTCATAATCTGTAGCATAAGGTACTTGAAAGACACCTTGGTCTTGATAGGTAGTTCTATCTAATGATGAAGTTGTAAATACATTTTCTGAATAATTGTATGTAACACATCTATCAATCTGAGTTGAACCTGCTTTAGGATAAAACCAATTTATTTCTGTGTACAAAGAATTAGGCGCAGAATAAATAACATCTGCCGAATTATAATTTAATCCTAAATTATCCCCATCAGTTGAGTATACAAAATCTTCTACAAGGCATGGTAAAGATTTAACTGTACCATCATATACAAAAAAACCACCTTCACCTGACATCCACCACACAGCTCCATTTGCATATGACATTGCATGTTGACCAATACATCCACAGTTAGTACCTACTTGTCTAACAGAGAAAGTAAATGGTGGACCAACAAATTGAATTACATAAGCAGCTAAATCAGTTGTTACAAAAATATAATCTTTACCTTGTATGGCTGCTCTAATCTCGTTACCTGTATCTAATCTAAACGTACCTGCAGTGTTGGTTGCTGTAGGTGCATATGTATTTAAATCTTCTTGATTAGAAAATCTTACAAACATTGGATCTTGTGTTGATGTGTCACCTATAGTTGTTTCAGTTCCAAGGTGAAACAAATGTCTGTCTCTATCTGACACAATAGTAATTCTTGTAGCTGTTGGATTGTTTGTTGTGTTAAAATTAGTTGTAGACTGTGAAGCTCTTATAGCTCTTGGTCCAGATGCTCCCGCATTCCAAGTAAATGTTTCACCATTAAATATAGTTGCAACTAATACCTCACCAAAATTATCAAGGCTCCAGTTTCCTGGTGCCAGAACCACATTACTTGTAGATCGTTCAGTGCCCCAAGTAGAATTGCCCCAAAGATACGTGCCCCAACCATAACCAACTGTTTGAGTAGTAGGTCCAACTACAACATAAGGATTAATCGTAGCTCCCCCTGTTCCAGATGAAGCACCGGCTGCAGCTACAATAGGAGTTTGAATAGTAAAAGTATTATTAGTTATAGTTCTAATTTCAAAAGCTCCATCAGTAAACGTTGATGAAGATGTAAATCCATTAGGAGTTACAACCCCTGTAAAAGTAATGTATCTACCAACAGCTAAATTATGTCCTGCTTTATTTACTGTAACAGTACTAGAGCCTTCAACAGTGTCAAACGTTGCTCCAGTAATTGCTGTATCCAAAGGAGTAATGTAATAAAATGCTTCTCCGTAATATAAAAACAAACCTTGAGAGGTTCCTATAGCTGTATATTTTTCACCTTTAAAACTACTAAAAGCAAGTTGGCTTCTAGCAGCACCTGGTAAAGTTTCATTAGAAACGGTAAGTTGTTCCCAACCACCTATCTTTTCAGGTAAACCATATCTAAATCTTACGAAGTCTCCATCTACCCATTCACTTTCAGCACCTGATTCAGTAGCTTGTTTATTAAATCCTGGTTTAAAATTGAGTTTCTGTAACATAACCTAGTATTATATAGGGTTTTTATTATTTTGGTAGTATTATATTCTAACCTAGTTTGGATAGCAAATCTTCTAAATGGACTATTTTTAGGCTTTTATTTTTCATTCGTAGTTTATAACTATAGTAATTCTTACATTGGTATCTGTTTGTGAAGCACTTTTATGTTCTTGACTCCCATCAAAAAATAACATTCTATTAGCTTTAGACTCAACCTTTTTTCCATTTTTAAATAAAGTATAACCATTGTTAGTATTTAAATAAAATAAAGCAACTTTATGTGGTTCCTCATAATCAGTGTGAAACCCATGTTCAAGTATTTTTAATTTCTTTTGATAAGCATTTATTTTAATTCTTATAATTTTTTTAAATTCTAAACCACCCAATAAAGGTATAGCTATATCATTAAAAAAATTACTTGTTTGATTATGTTCATTATATAATTTATGAAAATAAAAATAATCACCCACATCTTTATCGTCTGATATATGTGGTGAATAATACCAGGGGAAATTATTTCCCATTAGTATGGTTTCAATTTTTTCAAATATTGGTTTCTCTAAATAATTATCTATAATTTTCATTACTTTCTTTATATTATTTATACCTCTCTAAATTGTTTGTCAATACTGATTTTGTGAGTTTGTTGACAAAATTAATATAAATGTTATTTGTGATTAAAAGAAAGAATGTTTATTTTAGCAATTCAAGTTGGACACAACTCATCCGTTTGCCTATACAAGGATAAAAAATTGATTTATTATAATCAAGAAGAAAGATTATCCAAATTAAAAAAAGATGGTGGTTTACCAATTTTATGTTTAGATCATATTAAAAAAATAACACCTAAAATAGATGTAGCTTTATGTACAGGATATGATCCAATTTATTCTGCTACTTTTATATATAATTATTTACTTAGATTATCTTTAATTGAAAAAAATAACTTAACTAGATTTTTACATCACAGTCATCATTTAATGCACGCTTCAAAAGCTTATTTTAGTTCTGGATTTAAAGATGCTACAATTGTAGTGGTTGATGGTAGAGGATCTAATTATCATTTATCAAATGGGCTTCAAGGATATGAAACAACTTCAATTTATTCTATTAGATATCCAGATCAGTTTAATGCTTTGTATAAAAATATATATGCTCCTAATTACAAATTAGAAAAAACAGAAATAACTTTTGAACATGATGTTCCAAGCATATCAGAAAATACTAAATTTAAAATAACATCTAAACATGATTTAGGGCATATGTATACTTCTGTATCTAACTATCTTGGCTGGCCAGATGAAGAAGGAAAATTAATGGGGTTAAGTGCTTATGGTAAGCCTAATTTAAAATTAAGAAACAATATGTCAGAAGATGATTTTTTTACAAATAATTATAATATAAATAGTAAATATAAAATAGATAATAAAGAAGATTTAGCTTTTGAAACTCAAAAGTATTTTGAAGATAAATTTTGCGATTTAATTGATAAATATAAAAATATTAATAAAAATATTATTATTACAGGTGGAACAGGTTTAAATGTAGTTAACAATTATAAATTAAAAAAGTATTTTAAGAATAATAATATATATGTAGATCCTTTATGTGGAGATGAAGGAAATAGTATTGGAGCATGTCAACATTATTTATATACCATACAAGGTAATGACAGTTTTGAAAAAGTAACTTCCTTATATCTTGGCCCTGTTTATGATCTTAATATAAAAGAAAATATTAAAAAAAGTTCTTTTAATGAAGTTATAGATTTATTATTAGATAATAAAATAGTTGCCCTGTATCAAAATAAAGCAGAAGCAGGACCAAGAGCTTTAGGCAATAGAAGTTTATTAATGAACCCAAGCATTGTTAATGGAAAAAATATTATGAACTCTATTAAAGGAAGAGAGTATTTTAGACCACTTGCTTGTTGTGTTTTAGAAGAACATGCAGAAGAATGGTTTGATTTAAAATATTCCCCTGAAATGATGTACGCAGCTACTGCAAAAGAAAAAACTAAAAAAATAGTTCCTGCTATTGTTCATGAAGATAATACATGTAGAATTCAAACAGTGAACAAAAATCAAAATAAAAATTTATACACCCTTTTAAGTTTATTCTATGAAAAAACTAAAGTACCTATTTTAATGAATACTTCATTTAATTTAAAAGGAGAGCCAATAGTAGAAACACCTGAAGATGCCGTTTCTGTACTAAAAAACTCAAAGATAAATTATGTTTATTTTCCTGACGAAAATAAATTAATTACTCTTTATTAACAATAATATTCCAATAAAATTCTTTAATTATTTTATCCAGATAAACTATTTTTGTTTTATTGTTTTTAAGATATTCGTGTAATTCTTCAATATCTATAATAACCCATTTATCACTGGTTTCAAAAACCATTTTATCTGCTTTTGTATTTAAATGTCCTTTTTTTCCAATGATATTATCTTTTACTTTTTGAATAGGACGTAGATCAAATTTAAATTCTTGATTAGATTTATTTTTTAAAAAACCTTTAACATCCCATAGTTCTTTATCTTTTTGAGCCTGGGTAGGAAAAGTAAATTCTTTTAAATAATTTAAAAATTTATTCAAAAGGCACTTTACAGTACTCATCAGGAAGACCTAAATGACGCCTTGAATCAAATTCTCTTTTATCTGCACCCTCTGTTTTTTTATTTATGTAATGTAAAAAAACTTGACCACACTCTTTTCCTTCCAATGGTTCTCTCCAATGTTTTAATTCATTTCCTTTATAAACTAACATATCACCTATTTCTAAATTTATTCCTACTTCTTTATTTCCTTCATTTGTTGACTCTAAATAAATTGTCCAAGGATCACCTCCTATTGCGATTGTAGTAGATATCTCACAACTAGATCTATCTTTGTGTCTTTTTAATATATCACCTTGTTTATATAATCTCGCATAAGAATAATTCATATATAAGTCAAGCTCTGTTGTTTTTTCTATTAAAGAGTGAAGTTTAATTAACAAAGTTTCCATAACAATATCTGAATAATGAGAATAAGTATTTTGTGCTTGAGGATCATTCCAAATTCCTAATAGGCAAGTATTAGGTTTTATAAAATTATCTGTATATAAAGTATGAGCAACTTTTCTTTTTAGTTTAAAATAATTATATATAAATTCTGATAATTCTTTTGATACAGCATTTTTAACAACTGCGTATTTAT